GGTCTACATTTTCTTGGCTATATTTCTTACCTTCCATGCCAAAACTTAAAGGCTTAAACTCATCTAAATCAATTGTTGTGTAACCAGTTTTATTAGAAGGTTTTTTATTCATCAATAAACTAGCAACTAAGGCTGCACCAGCAAGCCATGGAGCTGCTGTTGCAAGTCCTGAGAAAGCACTAATACCAGAAGCACCAGCTCCCGCTAAAGTTCCAAGACCTGATGCAAGATTAGGGTCTTTAATAAAATCTCTTAATGATAATAAACCACCAATAGTTCCAAGAACATTACCTACACTTGTTATACCTTGACCTGGTTGTCCACCTCCAAATAACCCAGTAGCGTTGGCGTTTTCTGCACCAGTAACACCTGGAATCCAAGATCGTGGCTTGTTAAAGAAACCAGATATACCTGTAAAATCAGCAGCTTGTTTTGGAATTACCTCTGCTGTTGGTGATGTTGTTGGAGTATTTACAGCAGAAGACATATCAAATTTACTGTTAGGAAATAATTTACCAATAGTATTATTATAGAAATTTTTATAACCTAAATTTGCTAAAGGTTGAACGCTTCCATCTGTCGCTACATAAACTGGCATTGGGCTACTACCTATGACACCAGGAAATGTATTCGTTGCGTTAACAGTGTCTACAAAAGATCGACCTGCCATTTGAGCAAGACTTCCAATACCAGAACCTATGTTACCTGCTAAAGTTCCTATAGGCCCACTAAAAGGACCGCCACCAGTATAAAGGCTTCCTTGACCAGGTGTTAAAGCGTAAGTATTGTTAGAAAGAAATTTTCCTGCTTCTCCAATTCCGTGTTTAGTGGCTCCCCATGGACCAGCTGCTGCCATTGCAGTTTTAAAGGAAGGATTAAAAGCATAATCTAAATTTCTTAAACCTTGTCCAAGAAATGGTATCTGACCTAAAAATCCAGAACCTAATGTTTCTCCAGTTAAATTTGTTCCTAATAATTTTTGAGATAATGTTCCTAGACCACCATAAGCTAAACTTCCTACGGCAGCTTCTTTTAAAATATCTTCGTAAGATACAGGACCCATTTCTCCATCAGCGACATCAAAAGAACCGCTTCTAGTATTTGGGTTGTAACTGATTGGACTATAACCAGAAACAATAGTGCCACCAGTTTCACCGCCTCCTGTTCTTTGACCAACTCCTGGTCTAAATGGTTTACCTGTACCGCCTCCTACAGTGTATGTAGGTACACCTCGTGTCATTCCTGGTCTTTGTAGGTAAGGAAGATCATCAAAACCAATGCGACTAGGAGAACTATAACCATAGTTTCTAGAGGCTTTGCCAAATGTTATAGGGTTGGCGACAGCTGGCATTATCTATTCCTATCTATTAATGCTTGAGTGTTAGGGTTGTTACCTGCTAACGCTCTTCTTCTGTTAACTTCACTAAATATATCTTCAGTCTGTCTAAAATCTTGAACATCAGGCAAAGGTGTGTAACTTTGTTTTTTAGGTGTTATGTTTTTTAATGCATCTCTAGATCGAGAATTTGGCATTATACCTAAACTTGTAATTGGGCTTAACACAGCTGACAACCCTCTTGGTTTTTCTTCAGATAATTTATTTTGTCCAGCTTGTATCTGTTGTGAAGCTATATCATCTGACTCTGTAAACATTTGCGTAACAGCATCCATTATACCATTTTGATAAAGAGTTATTTTTTCAGATGTGTTTAAAGAACCTGGAGTAAAAAATCTTGGTTCTGCTATTGCTTTAGCGACATTAGGATTCATCATAGCGTTAGCATAAATTCTTATTCCACCATATTTTGCAGCTACCATTGCTGCCATACCAAGTGGGATACTTCCAGTGGCTACTGCTACTGGCAAACCAGCAAATGCAGCAGCTATTGTAGCAGCTACTAATTGACCAAAATTACCCGTTGCATTTTGATCTAATACTCTCTTACCCATTTTAACAATATTTTTTAATCGTGAATCTGCATCTTTTCCAAATATAAGATTAAATCTTACAGGGTCTTGATATAAATCAGATATAAATTTTGCATTAAATATTTTACCAATTTGTTCAATGCTTGGAGCTTCATCAATATTTACTCCTAAAGCCTGTGTTATTTGATTTTCAATATATTTTTCTCTTAATACTTCTTTTGTTCCATCATCTAATTTGTTAAATATTTTTTCAAGCTCTGTAGTGCTAAATGCTTTTTCATCAAACATAGTATTTACAAGATTAATAATATCGTTTTCATTGTTTATATTAAAACCATCTTTACTAATGCGTTTAGCAAATTCTTGGTTTTGTAAATCTTTTAACTTAGTAACTTCATCAGCATATTCATTTATATTTTTTGTTAAATCTTTAATTTCCTGCGGCCCTAAATTATCATAAGACCTTATTGACTCACCTAATTTAGTAAATCTTTGTTCAAGTAAATCTTGCACAGCTCTTCTAGTTTCATCTGAAGCACTTACAGGCATGCTTTCAATTGCGTTTGCAATTTTAATTAAATCATCTGTTGCTTCTTTTCCTAATATTGTTTCTAAAGTAGAAGGACCTAAGTCCTCTCTACCAGTTACTCGACCATTACTTGCGTAATCACGAATTTCTTCAGCAAATTGATACATATTTTTGTTAGCAGTTATTTTATTTAACAAATTATCAACAAGAACATTTCTAAAGGCATTACCAATTAACTCTGGATTCATTTCATCTGTTGCTTGCACAGCTCTTTCTGATTTAGCTCTTTCTCCTAGTTTTCCTTCATCTACAGCTTGTTTTGCTAAAACATCGCCTTCATCTGCTAATTCTTCAGTAACTCTAGTTGCTGCTTGTTGCCCTTCATCCATACTTGTTAATGGAGGAACATCTTTTTGCAAAGTTGGAACATTCTCATCAACAGCTTTTTTATATCCAGGTAAAACTTTTTCAGCTTGGGCTTTAGCTTGATTCATTGCTCTGTCTGATCTTCGTGTTGTTTCTACTAAAGTATTAAAAACTGTATCTATTAATGCTGGATTAGCATCTTTACTCAATAATTTATTAATTAAAGCATCAGAGTTTTGTTTTTTCCTTGCTACATCTTGTGCTAATTTTCCTATTCCAAATTCTTCAAATAGTTGATAGCCAATTCTTTGCTCATCCATAAGTTTTGTAGACCTAACAGATATGTCTTGCAAAGATTTTATAGCTTGCATTTTTTGTTTATATTCTGGAGACCCTTTTTTTATTCCTTCAAAACCTTTTTTCTTTACGGATGACATAGCAGAACCTAATTGTGCGTAAGATATTTCTCCATCTTTTATTGCCGCAGTCCATACTGTTCCTAAATCAATATTCTCATCAGCAATAACTACTTTTCTTAAAGTTTGAACTAATTCATTATGTTGCATTGGAGAAAGTAAATTTATAGGCTGATTAGCCTGACCTTTAGCAACAGTTATTAAACTTTTTAAAATTCCAGGTTCTAAACTATCAAACATTTTAGAACCTTTTTGATCATTTAAAATAGTTTTTAGAGCTTTAATTGTATCATCTGTTTTTATAAATTGTGGACCTGCATCTTCTCCATATCTTAATACAAACTGTGGAATACCTTGTTTGTCTTTTATAATAGAAAGGCCGTCTGTATCTTTAATACCTTTTAAATAATTTAATCTGTTTAAATCTTGATCTGGTAAATTAGGTGTTTTTTCTAATACTTTTATTTCATCATCAATTGCTTTTATTGTGCCAGAAGGCAAGCTATCAACAACATCTACTACCTCTTCAACAACTTCATCAAATTCGCCGTCTAAATATTTTTGACTAGGTACAGGATTATCTATAGAGTTAATTAATCCTTTTTCAAGATTTTTTTCTAAAAACAAATCGTATAATTCATCAGCTTCTTTATCCATTCCTTTATCAAATAAATCATCAATTTCTTTTCTTTGAGCTGGTGTTACACCATCATTTAATTCTATAGGAACTGTTTTTGTCTGTGTTTTTTTAACAGTTCCTGGAGCTACATCAGCAATTTCAAATATATCTTGAATATCTTTAAAACCTTGTTTTGCTATTCTCTGTCCAACATCAATTGCTTCTGTTGCTGTTTTAACTGAAGCATCCTGTATTTGATTATAAACATCTGCTATTTCATCAATATTTTTTGGACCACCAACATTTGTTTCATCTGATAATTTTAATAAAGTATTTAAAGCACCTCTTAAATTAGTATGAACCCCTTTAGTATATCTATCAGTTAATTCTACAAAATCATCAGTAGTAGTCGTAAATGCATCTTTAATTGCTCTATTTATATATTCATCTATATCATCCTGTTTTAATATTTTTTTACCTGCATCAGTCATCTGTAATGCATTTTTCATTTCTTCTCTAAACACATCAACATTTTTTGATAGCTTTCCTTGTCTTTTACCAGCTATTGTTTCTGCCATAAGTTGTAGTCTGTGTTTTAAGTTAATATCTAAATTTTGTTTTGCATAAAAATCTGGCATTATGCCTTTTTCAATATCAGCCAACATACTGTTTTGTTCTGGTGTAAGTTTTCCTGTCTCTTCATATTCTTTCCAAATTTTAGAATAAGCATCTGAATTAGGATCGTTTGCTCCTTTACCATAAAAAGCATCTAAATGTTTTTGAGAATTGCCTTTAAAAGCTCTTCCTAGTCCTCTAAGTAATCCTCCAAAAACTAAATCACCAACACCTGCATATGTTGCTTCTATTTTTCCTCTTTTATCAATACTACTAATTGCTTCATCAGATATTCCTCTTGCCCATTGTTGGGCTTCATCAATAAGCACTCCTATGTATGCTCCACCGGCACTTGCGACTGAAGGTAAAAGAAGTGATGCAGCAAATGCACCTCCGTAAGGTGATGTTACTAAAGCTCTACCTAAAGCAGTTTTTGGTATTTTTTTAGCAGCAGCAGTAAAGGCAGCTATTGAACCTACTGTAGGACCAAGCACTTCACCGGCAAGATCAATAATGTCTTCACCTTCAAATTTAGTAGAATCTATTGCGACTAAATTGTTAGTAGGCTCCATACCTAATTTTTCCTGGCCTTTTGGTGTTAATAAAAAATCTCCTAATTTATCAACAACATAACCTTCTTTGCCAACATTCTTATCTAAAAAGTTTACTCTTTCTTTAAAATTATTTGTGTTTCCAAAACGAAATCTAAAACTATTACTCGTTACACCTGATTTATAATCAGCACCTCTAAATCTTCCAGTGCTTGTAAAAACACTTTTCTTTGGAGCTTCTTGTGAAATATCTTTTTTAGGTTGTTGAACAGTGTTTGATTCTACCGTTGTAAAATCTCCACCAATTGCATTTCGTAAAGCACTTTCTTCTGCTGGAGACATCTCTTCTGCTTCTTGAATTGCTTCAATAACTTTACCATCAAATGTTTTATAATATTTTTTTACAGCCACAATTCACCTTATTGCCTTAAATCTATCGTACTTGATACTGCTGTCCTTCCACCTGGTGATGATACTTCATCAAAACTTACAATACTACTTCTAGGAATAGTTAGTTTGCCTCCAGACTTAGCAATTCTCTCCGCAACTTTTCTTTCAACTCTTTCAATCTCATCTAAATAACCACCGCCAGGAGATGTTTCTGCCATAGAGTAAAGTGATTGTAATGCAGTATTTGCATTGTAAGATGGTTTTTCAAATATTTTTACAAGTTCTTCTAACGATGCTTTTGCTGAAGCAACATCTGTAAATGTTCCTAAAATATTAACAATGTCGTCAGCTCTTTTTCTATCAGCATCAGAAATAGTTCTGTTTGATTCACCTAATAATATTGTAATGTTTTGAGCTGTAAATCTTTTAGCCCATCTAGCAAGAATTTCCGGTGTAGGTATTAATTGTCTACCTGTAACTGGATCAAAGGCACTTCTATCTATACCTGCGAGAGCTGATATACCTCTTGATAAATCATTTACTCTTTGAGATAAACCAACAGTATCAGCACTAATTAACTCTTTTACCATATTAATTTCATCAAGAGTGTCTTTTGAGTATTCTTCTGCTTTATATATGTCTCTTATAATTGGAGCGATATCAACATCAGGTGCATACTTTACATTGCCTTTGCTGTCTTCTTTTAAACGAACTTGAAACTGTAAATTATCCTGACTACCTCTACTATAAAGACCAGGAAGTTTTACTTTTAAAATAGATTTTTGTGTCATAGGGTCTGCGTCTGGTCCTTCACCAAGGTCCTGAATATTTTTAGCAATTTTTGTTTGTAGTAATTGATTTTGTAATCTTTCTGTTTCAGAAATACCTCCACCGCCAATTGGTATTCTACCAGCTAATATTGCTTTTTGTGTAAATGATTCTTCTGCCATTTCAGGTGGTGCAAACTCATAACCTAATTTAGATATTTCTTCCATTGATACTGGTTCAGGAGTTAACTTATAATTACTTTGGCCAGGAACTCTGTAAGCTAAAAATTGTTTTCCTTGAGCAGATTCTTCTTGTGCTTGTGATCTTGCTAAGTCAGACATTCCCATTCTTTTTTGTACAGTGCCTACAACACTACCATCAAAAGGAACAGAACTATAAGCTGCCATTGCCTCAGCATCACCAACATTTTGTTCTTCTCTTATCTTTTTTAATTCTTTTGAAAAGTCACTATTGACAACACCTTCTGGAGCTTGTTGAAATTGTTTAATATCCATATCAACAATTGCGTCTAATGCTTCACCAGTTCTTCCTGTTTGTTCTTTAAAAACTTCATATAATAATACATTGCCTTCAGGAGAACTATCTACAGGAACTTTTTCTCCTGTTCTTGGTTGAATAAAAAACACTTCACCAGTATCGTTATCTGTTTCTGTATTAGTTTTAATCCAATCTCTAAATTCTTCTATATCTTCATATTCTTTTTTTTCTTCGTTTCTTTTTGTTTCTTTTTTAGGTTTTTTATTATTCTTAGAAACTTTTTTTAAATCGTTAGTTAAAGAGTTTAAATCTTTTTGAATATTACTTGCATTAGATTGAGCTATAATTGGATCAGACATTAATGTATCTTCTACAATGTTACCTGTTGCAATTCCAACAGGTCCTCCTATAGCATATCCTTTTGGTTTTACTACTGGTGGATTAAACATAATTAACCTCCATAAGCTCTTTGATTAAATCCTATGCCACCAACACCTGGTAAAGAAGGTAAGTTTGGTAATATCTGATATGGATTTACATAAGGAGCATAGCCAGACAATGTTGTTTGCATCGGACTTGCTACTGCACCTTGTTGTTGACTCATCATCATTTGATTACTTGGTATACCTTGAGCTAAACCAAGTTGATAACTTGTTCTATTATATGGGTCCATGTAAATGTTATAAGCATTTTGTCTTGCAGTATCATAAACAGATTGTTCATAACCTCTTGCAGTTCTACCAGCATTAGCAAGGGCTGCAATATCTGCACCTTGTAATCCTTGTAGAGTACCTCCAGCACCTATAAATCCAGAACCTAAACTTTGCATAGCTGGAGCAAATCCTGCTAAACCAGTTCCTAGTTGAGCAAAATTTTGACCACCAGAAGCTATACCTGTTGATAGTTGAGAAAGTAGACCGGCAAGTCCAGAACGAGTATTACCAAAACCTTGTCCTAAACCAGCCATTGTTGGAGCTGCTCCTCTTAAGGCTTGTTGTTCAATGTTAAATTGATTTTGAGCTTGAGAATAAGCAGATGTTAAACCTTGATTAATAACATTTTGTCTAGCTTCCTGTTTCTGTTTTTCCATTTCTAACTCGATCATACCTAATCGTGTAGAACCTCTAAGACCAGAACCTGCTGCGTTTAAATTTAACTCTGTTATTTTGTTATCATAAAATTCATCAACATCTTCAAGTTGATTTTCTATAACAGAATTAACATATGGGTTCATGTAAAAGTTAGCGGCTCTGTCATCAAAAGAACCAAGACCAGCGTTAAGCATGTTAATCGCTTCGTAATATCCTCTTTCAGTTGGCTGTAAACCACTTCTTGCTAAATTAGCTGCATCTCTTAATCCCATTATACCTTCGGAATAAAGAGGATAAGCGTCTCTCATTACAGACGCACCTTCTCCTATAAATGGAAATGCACCTTCATAAGCCTCCATACCTCTTTGAAAATAAGGAGCATACGCTCCTACACCTTGTGCAGTTAAGTCAAGTGCTGCTTGTTCTAAAGGATTAAACGGAGCTATTTGTGTGGTTATAGCTTCTAAGGGTGGTGGTTTAGAAGAAAACGCATAACCTTGATTAAATAAAAATTCTGTTAAAGCTCTTATATAAGGATCAGCAAGATTGTAACTAACATCTCCACCGTATGTAGCATCTGTTACACTAGGTAGTTGACCAGAAAAAGTATATTGACCTTGGTTGACTGGTGTAGTCATTACCTTCCCTCCAAGTTATTCATTAAATCATACATCTTTCTAATGCCTTCTTTTCTATCTCCGTCACCAGCTCCTCTTACGGCTTTAGCTGTCATAACAAATTCGCCATCTGATAATCTTGCCGGTATAGAATCACTTGTTCCTGTGCCAGGACCGTTTGCCTCTCCGCCACTAGCTGCATTAATAGCTGTTTGAGGTTGAGCATAAGTAGGATAAAGTTCGTTATAGTCTAATACTTCAAACTGACCTCCTAATTGATTTTGTACATCTTGTCTTGCTCTTGATGATTCAAAACCTGCGTTTCTGCTAAACACATCTGTTGGAAGATTTGATGGTTTATTCAATGCTTCAAACATCATAAGGAATCTAATATCATCAGCATTTAAAGATTTCTTTTCATAATAGATTCTCTTGCAGGATTATTAAAGATATCTCCTGACATTGTAGACATACCTTCTCCTCCAAGCATTCCACTACCGCCTCTCATTGGTATGTTTGCATAACCTTCATCACCAAAGATAGAGCCACCAACATATTGTCTCATTTGTTGTTGAGCTAAACCTCTAGCTCCTGGTGTACCAATAGCGTTTCCTAATTCTCCTTGAGCATATAAGGCAGCTAAGTCACGAACACTTCTTTCTCTGTTTTCTTCTGTTCCTACAAGAGACTGTACGCCTTGTCTTAATTGTTGTTCTGGAGTTTTTGTAGTTAATGCGTCATAGGCATCTGGACCATACATTACGCCTAATGTACCTCCAACTAAAGATGTCTTAGGATACTTGTAAGCAAAACTACCTATACCTTTTGCTCCTCTTCCTAAAGCTCTAGCCGCATTCCCTAAAGTAAAGTTAGAAGCTATTTGACCTGCAACATTTGGAACTCCCATTGAACCTTTACTCATTGCTGCTCTTATAGCCGCTGGATTTGTGCTCATACCACCCATGTATGAACCAGCATCACGGAAAAGGTTAGGTGGTGTTTTTGTAAATCTATTTGCAAATGGCATTTGTCTCATAGCGTTTGGAAATTTACTTGGTATTTGTCTCATAGCGTTTGTAATGCCTCCCACACCTGGAGCAGTTGGCATGTTTCTCATTGCTGTATTTTTTAAACCACCAATACCGCCAAATATTCTCGAAGCAGCGGCATCGGCTGCTGGGTTTGCAACATTTGGATTTGTAGCTCTGTTAACTCTTTGTGCCGCAGCTCCTACTTTTTGCCCTATAGGACTAGCAGCAACTCTGGATGCAGCCCCTCTTGCAGCTCCCGCAGCAGCTTGTGCTATACCTGGAGTAGAGGCAACTAAACCTCTTATATCTAATCCAGCTAAACTTGTTCTTCCAGACCGTATTGCTGATGAAACTTGACCTGCTACATTTCCTAATTGTGGATATTTTTGTAAAATAGCAGTTCTAGCAGCGGCAGCCTTTGCTGCACTTGAAGTTCCTCTTGCTGCATTCATTGCTGTTTGTGCAATTATTGCTATATCATCGGCTATAGCTTTACTAGCTGTTGCTGCGGCTCTAGTTCCTTGTCCAACAGTTCTTCCTGCGGCAGCGGCTCTACCAGCCATTGGTCTACCGGCTGTTTGTGTTGCAGCTCTTCCAAATCTTCCTGCTTGTGTGGCAGCTGTTCCTAATCCAGTTCTTAAAGCTCCTAAACCTTGAACTACTCTTGGACTACTTAATCCTCTTCCTACAGCTCCTCTTCCTGCTCTTGCTAATCCGAGAAGTCCTCTTCCTAATCCTGCTAATAAACCTACTGCCATTATGTTATCACCACTGTTATTGTTCCTAATGAACTTGTGGCACTTACTCCTGTCGGGTAAAACACTTGTTCATATAAATTTCGCCAAGCATTGCCATCGTACGCTTGATGTACTTCGATCGTTGTATTGAATATTAACCCACCTGGACTAAATTTTCTACTATTTCTTTCTGTTGTTGTGTAGGAAGGTACTACATTTAAGTCTAATTGAAAAAGGTTTTGTTCAATTGTACGAACCAACCTATTTAAAGTATCAGCATCCACATCATCTTTATTAAAACGAGGAAGAGAAGAAAAGGCCTGTCTTATGTCATATCTCGGCATTATTGTCTCCCATCTGGTTTAACATCTAATCGTGTAGAGCCTAATCGCCATCCTACACCTAATCTATTAGCTGTGTTTTGTGAGCTATCATTGTGACTTGATACTTTTAAAGCAAATTGTCTGCCACGCCCTCTAATATTCTTAACTTGTGTTTCTGAATCGACTGCAACATTTGCATCAGTAACAAGATTTCCACCTGGTGCATCACGCATTCGTACAAGTAAATCAACAGTTTGTGCACCTGCTCCGTCTACTCCAATAAATTTAAAGTCTGGTATAACTCTACTAACAAAAGCAAATTGCTCGCCATCTTGTAAGTCCATATCTCCAGATTGTACAAACACACCATCCATTGGAGAACCGTCGTCATCATAACCAGTTTCATGAGCATACACATATCCAGTCGATGAACCTTTTGCAGCTCTTGGTTTTTGATAGATACCGTAATCAATCCAAGCTGTTCTTTCTAACTTACCTATTGCCCATGTTTGTTGAACATAGTTATATGTTACATATCTATCTATTTCAGCTGAACCAGCGGAAGGATAAAACCAACCTACTTCGTCAAATGTTTGATTTGAAAAACCAAATATTTTATATCGTTCATCGTAGTTAAGATCGCCAAACACATATTCTTTAACAGTGCAAGGTAACGCTTGAATAGAACCTGTATATACATAGAAGTTAGATTTATCCATCCAAAATGTTGCGTCAGCACCATTGACAGCAGCATTAGGTCCTAAAATCGACGGACCCCTAGCGAGGAGAGAAGTGGTAAAGGGAAGGGGTCCGCCTACGAATCGCAATGAAAACAATGCGATGTCGGTCCATACTAATATTTCTTGTCTTGTTTGTAGACCACCAATAATTTCTGAGCCTAAGTTTAATTCTATTTGATCGGCAGTTGAGGTGCCGTCTGTTCTTATTTCCCAATCAACAGCACTATCTTGGTTAGATATTGCTATTATCATAGGGTCTATTGTTCCAGTTCTTGACGCTCCAGATATTGGATCAACGCCAAGTGCTATAACATGTCCATCTCTTTCAGATACGATAACTTGATTGGCTTTAGTTGGTGCAAGGTTGGCACCTGCATCAGCCGTAATGTTGGTGGCACGGGAAGCCGTCCCTCCAGACTCATCCCATTTGTAAATAGCTCCACCCCGATAATTAATAATAAGGTCTTCACCGTAGTTATCCTGATTCCATAATCTAAATTCTGTAGGAGTACCATACCCCCAAGAACCTGAGTTCCAACTACTAGCACCCCAACCACCTAATAAGGATTGCTGGTCTTCTCCAGTTGGAATTTCAAATTTAAATGTTAGAGAGCCTCCAGTATTGGAAGTCGAACCAGAAGCAGTCGTATCTACTGTTATATCAAAATTATTGGCATCTACAACAGCTACTGTATGATTTTTATTAATTTCTGCGATTGGAATACCATTAACTGGTGCTCCAAGGCCAGATATAGTAACAAAATCACCAGTTGCACAACCATGAGATGTGACAGTGAACCGCACAGAAGTTGTGCCATTTGTTGTCATAGGATTGTTTACAGTTTGTGTAGCTCTTAGTGGTGTAATGTCATAATAAATACCATCGTTTAAAACATAAAATTTACGATTAGTACCTACACCTAAATATTGATTGCCGTCAAAATCAGACCATTCAAATAATGTTCGGCAACTACCTACAAAAGTATTATCAGAATATTTTTCCCAGCCACCTATTTTTTGAGGAAGACCAGATTGAAAGCGAACAAGATTACCATCAGTCCAGCCACCTTCGTCTGTATAGTCTGTTGTCTCTTTATTTATTCCTGGTCTAAAATTAAATTTCGCTAAAGGCATCTTGCAATTGTTCCACTTTCTCTTCGAGGTCATCGATTTTCCAGATAGCATCTTTTAATGCCTGAGTAAGTAAAGGAACCAGCTTAGAATGATCTAATTGCTGCAAAATTGGTGCGTCTGTTACTGGATCAACAGCGTCCTTGTCACCTGTGACTGCCTGAGGTACAACTTCTTGTACTTCATGAGCTAAAAAACCTTCTTGTTTTGTAGGATTAATAATATCCTTAAACTCATATTGAAGGGGTTGAAGGTCAAGAACCCTTTCACATGCATCCTCTATATGACCAATTACATTTTTCTTTCGGTAATCAGAAGTTGTATTATAAGAGGCATTCGTTCCGTTATTAGTAATAGTGCCTACAGTTGTTGCACCATTTAAAAATGTCATATGTGGTATACCAGTACCTTGATAAGATTTATACATAGCATCTGTATCTAAATAAGATGTAGCGTTAGTTGTGGCACCTGTTGTTGTTCTACCTGCGTAAAAAATATTACCTGTATTATCTATGCGTATTCTTTCAGCTGAACCACCAGTCACAAAAGCTAATTGATTTGATGTTGCCTGTATTTCGTTTCCGTTAATATTAACACTATCAACAGTTAAATTAGTAGCAGGTGTATTAGAACCAATATCAACACCATCTATAGTTCCAGCATCAATATCGGCTTGATCTAAATAAGCAATACCATCAATGTATAAGTTTCTAAATTCATGTGTTGCAGAACCTAAATCATGTGTATTGTCGGCTGCTGGAATAACACCTTCTGTTAAAAGAGTGCCTATGCCATTTTTTATATTACCGTTTGTTGCTCCAAGGCCATCAGAAAAAATCATAGCTGTTGTACCATTTGGTACTGTTACTGTTGTACCAGATGAGCCTTGTTTAAATACTAAATTAAAACCACCTGTTGTAGCATTTTTTACATACCAAGTTTTTTCTAAATCATTTGGACTTAGTGTTATTGTTCTATGTGCGGTTAAAGTTCCAGTAAAATTAATGTATTTATTTCTTGCAACTGAACTTGAACCGTCAGCAATAGCTAAAGTTGCGTTAGCATCTAATAATGCATGACTAATATAACCAGATATTGCCTGGTCAACCAATTCCATGTTTGTGTTTGTACTTGTGCCCCAAGTACCTGACTCCTCACCTGTACCTATTAATTTTATACCTAAATTACTAAATGTAGCCATTACGCAGCAATCCTTACCCAGTTTGGAGTTTGACTACTATCTACCTCTTGCCAAATAGCTATGTCGCCAATACTTCCTGTCATACTTAATCCAGTTGGGAAAATATCAGCTCCAAAGTTTATTTGGATAAATCCGATATCTCCTGTTGCACTTACTCCCGTTGGGAATACGCCAACACCAACGCCTACACTAACATTTCCTTCTGTAGTTGTCATTCCTAAATCGACACTACCTGCTACAGACACTGCCATACCCATGCCAGAGTGAGCACTACAATATATGTATAATGTTGAAGGTGTAGAATCTGTAATTGTTATGGTTGTAGAGCCTGTAGAACCAGGAGAACCAGAAATACTTACATTAGATGCATACTCCACCCCTCCACCATGTGTGCCATCTTGTGTTGTTGAAAATTTTAAAGGATGGCCACCGTTTGAATTATCTGTTTGATCAAACACATAAGTAAACCCTACATGCAATGTAGTTGGCATTGATAATGCACCATCAATATAATATTTGTTTCCTGAACCAGCGTTGCTAGAAACTTTAACTGAGAAATTTTGATTTTGTCTTGGCTTAGCAATAACACCAGTTTTTGCAGTTTCATCGCCAAGCACAGCATTTATTGCGATTCCGCTTGGGAATACATTTGGAGCTAATAATACTGATTCATTACCTAAAGCAGATGTAGCTGCAATACTGTTACCTGTAACGAATATAGTTTCATTACCAACAGCTTGTACAGAATAAGGTCCAATTGTTTGGAATGCAGCTTGGACACCAGTAACACCAAATACACCGCCAAATTGAACAGCAGGACCTGTAAGATGTGTTTGTGCTTGAATGCCGGTAGGTAGTACAGTTACAAATTCACCAGCATGAACTGTTCCTAAAGTTGCTGTTAAAGAAAAACCAGTTACAGCAATAGTTTCGTTTTTTATAAACTCACCAGAGCCTGCGTATGTGTCTTCTGAATATGATGTGAATCCATATGACATTGTCTAAATTACTCCTAATATAGACAATTTACACTATTCTACTGTGTATTGTCCATTTTCGTCTTTTATTAATTTTTTGATTTGCTCTCCCAATGATTTAGAATCTACTTCTAACAAAGCATCAATAAAATGACCTGATTTACTTTCTACGGAAAAACTAACTTCAAATTCATGTAAATGATTTCTACCATGAATTTCGTCTAAATCTTTAAGTATTGACATTATCTATCAACTACACCTGATACAGGACAAGCAGGTATTGCAATATCAGCAACATCTGCTTCAGATGTTGGTAAATCTCTTAACTCTTGTCTCCATGTAGTAACAGATGCTTGATCAGCAGAACTTAACGGAGAATCATTATTAATTGCCCAATCAGATTGTTGTAAAAGATAATCTCTCTCACCTCTTATTCTTCCTAACTGAGCTTCATCCCAATTATCAATTTCATATTGTGCTGATTCTTTTGCATCATCCCATTCTGCATCAGTAAAATCTCTTACAACTCTTTGTCCAAAAGTAGGTGAACTTTCGTCATTATCCCTAGTACTTATCTTAGGTCTAGTTGTAAAAACCGCGAAATCATCTTGTGTTGGTCTTGCCATATTTAATACTCCTTTTTAATTTTTTACATCAATTAAGATATTTAATCAACTTAAAAAACTTGGTTTAGTTGGAAACTCAACATTTGGAAAACCTGATTGTGCAGGTAAATCTCTTAATTCTTGTCTATATGTTGTAACTTCAGTTTTTTGTTCTTCTGTTAAAGGACTGTCAAAAGCTAAAGCCCAATCGCAATCTTTTAACAATATGTTTCTTTCTAATCTAAAATCTTTTTTTGCATCAGCTAAAGTTGTTTCTTCATCTGGTACAATAGTTACATCTATATCAACATATTCTTTTGTTGTTGCATTATATACTCTTTGTGTTGCCATAATTTTTTAGCCTATAATTGCGTAAACTGATATTACGCCTTCCATAATTGCCCTAGATATTACTGCTTGACTATCGTTACCGCAATAAAAATAAAAACCATCTGCATAATTGCTAGTTGTTGCAGCATCAGCTGAAGATATACTTAAAACTCTTGATTGAGAATGATTACCAGACTCATAACGCCAAGAAGCATCATAATATAAACTACCATTTCTAAGTGAATTTGTATAAACTGCTCTGCACACTAATTGACCACCATGTCCACTAGCATTATTATAAGTTTGTTTTTCTTGAGTAGCTGTGTTTCCACTATACAAATCATAGCTTGTACCATTAGACCAATTTAAAATAAATGCAGTTGATTGTGTTTTACTGTTATTAGTAGCATTTCCAGAATTACTG